TATTCCATCATTCATTGCACAGCCAAAAGTAGGACAGACACAAAGGCAATTTCTATATCAAACTGCTACTTCTCTTGCGTTAGATGGTAATGCCTATTGGCTTATCACACGCAAGGGAAATAGTGTTATCAATATTGAAGTGTTGCCAGTTGGTCAGGTAGTCGTTGAATCATTAGCAGATAGAACTATTCGCTATCACTTCAATGGTCAGGTCTTAGACCCTGCCAATCTTCAGCACTTAAAACTATGCGACATATCAGGCAGACCTACAGGGTTGGGCGCAATTCAATCTGCAAGGAAAGACCTACAGAACGCAATAGATGTTAGGGAATACGCCATTGAATTCTTTTCAGATGGTGCAGTCCCTTCAGGACTTCTCAGCACAGATCAGCACTTAAACGCTGAACAGGCTGAAGCATTACGAAATAGATTCGTAGAAACGCAACAATCAAACACACCTGCGGTTTTATCAAATGGCTTGGAATACAAGCAATTAATGCTTTCACCTAAAGATTTACAGTGGCTTGAAGCGAGAAGTTTTAGTATTCAGGATATAAGCCGAATTTTCGGCGTTCCTGCCAGTTTCCTACTTGCATCAAGCGGGGATTCACAGACATACGCAAACCTTGAAACAGTCAATCGTGCTTTTGTGAACTTCACGCTTATGTCCTATTTCGGTTGTATTGAAGATGCCTTCACAGCACTACTGCCAATTGGGGTTAATGCAAAGTTTGAACTTGATGCTTTCCTTCGTGGGGACACTGCAAGTAGATACAACGCCTATGCAAGTGCGATTAATGCGGGATGGCTTACAAGAAATGAAGTTAGACAGTGGGAAGGCTTAGAACCACTGCCTGAATCGGAGATTAATAATGAACTTGGAACACAGAGAATTTGAAATACGAAATGTAGATTCAGATAATCGTGAGATTACAGGGATAGCAGTCCCTTATGAACAGGTCACACAAATTGGACGAATGAAGGAAAAGTTCGTTAGAAATTCTGTGGCTGTTAATAAAATGCCAAAACTTTTCTACAACCATGAAGAACCAATCGGACTGGTTAGTAGCATGAACGACCAAGCAGATGGATTACATATCACTGCAAAGATTTCTGATACCAGATCAGGGCAGGATGCTTGGCAATTAGTAAAAGATGGTGTCATTCGTAGTTTTTCAGTGGGCTTTGTCCCTGTTGAACATGCCCTTGATGGTGATGTTGTAGTTAGACAAAAAGTGGAATTAAAAGAAGTTTCACTTGTTGCGCTACCTGCCTACGAAGGTGCAGTTATTACAGAAATTAGAAATGACAGCACTGAAACCAATAATTTAGGAGAAACAACAAAGATGGAATCACAACCAACAGAATCAGTGGATTTGACCCCTGCTATTGATGATTTGAATCGTCGTATGGCTGTGCTTGAAACCACAAAGACTTCATCTGCACCAGTCCCTTCAATTCGTTCGTATGGACATTATGTAAAGGGTCTTGTTGCAGGAGATGAAACAGCACAATCTATGTATCGTGCTTTGACAACAGTTTCAGATGTAACTGGTCTTGTAACAGATCAGTGGGTCAGGGACATTAAGGGAATCGTAGATACAGGCAGACCTGCAGTATCAGCGTTCAGCACAGGACAACTTCCTGCAAGCGGAATGAATGTGTATTTCCCGAAAGTAAATGCACAAGGCGCAACTTCAACTGTCCAAGCGGCAGAAGGAAATGCACTTAACAACGCAGAATTTACAATCACAAGCGGTTCAGCCGCAGTAAAGACAATTGGTGGTTACGCAGAAGTTTCACGCCAAGTCATTGAAAGAAGCGACCCTTCTTATCTTGATGCACTATTTCGTGTTCAAGCAATTGGTTATGCAAAGCGCACAGACCAAGAATGTATTTCAGTTTTGACTGCTAATGATGCAAACTTCGGTAACGCATCTGTAGCGGCTGGAACTGCGGCGGCATGGCTATCTGCAACAGCAGACTTAGCGGCACACCTTTACAGTGCAGGTGGATTGACCGCTAACTTCATCCTTGTATCAAAGGATGTATTTAAGGATTTAGCAGGACTTGTAGATGGCGTAGATCGTCCACTATTCGCCGCTTTGAATCCAATTAACAACATTGGAAATGCAAATATCCCAACACTTCAGGGCAACCTTTTCGGTCTTCCTGTAATCGTGGATGTGAATCTTGCAGACGACAAGGCATATCTATGCAGTCGTGAAGCATTAACTAACTGGGAATCAGCAGGTGCGCCATTCAGAATCTCTGAAGATGATGTAAGCGCATTGACACAAGATTTCGCAGTCTATGGCTACATGGCTACAACTATGAACAATGTTAATGGAATTGGAAAATTCACATTTTAATTAAATAAAGGATGGGGTTATGACTTGGGAAGACTTGAAATCGTATGTAGGCGCAACTGATACTGATGACACCTATGTGGAACAGTGTTGGGATGAAGCCAATTTCTTAGTTAATAACTTCGCAGATGCAGATGATGTGCCTTCTGATTTAATGAACAGGGCATATCTGGAATGTGGTTCAGAACTGTATCACCGCAGGTCTGCACCTAATGGAATCGCACAGTTTTCATCTTTTGATGGAAGTCCTGTTCGTATTGCGAAAGACCCTATGACACCTGTGTATGCACTTCTTAGGCGGTATGTAAGTCCATTATGACAATGAATGTAATTACTACAGCCAAATCAGATTTAGCAGATGCACTGGTAGATGAAGGGATAAAAGCAGAATATTTCATTCCATCACGCATAACCCCACCACTTGCAATTATTTCCCCTGATTCCACTTATGTGGCACAAGGTGACACCTTTGCAAGTTTTGAATTAGGCGTAGAGATAACACTTGTGGCACAAACTGCAAGTAATCCTAAAGCCCAAGAAGAATTAGATGATGCGATTGTGACAGCCATAAGTGCAATACCTGCATCTTGGCGTATCAATGATGTTGCACAGCCATTTGCCCTTTCAACAGGTAATGCTGAATTTCTTGCAACAAGAATGTCACTGACAACACAAATTACAATTTAGGAGAAACAATAATGCCATCAAGCACAAGAATTAAAGGTCGCAACCTTGTTCTCACATTAGACGGAGATGACTACGCTATTGATGCTTCATCCATTACTTTGACAAACGAAGATCAAGATGGAGAAGTAAGAACATTTGCAGATATAACACCACCTAAGCAGTGGTTTTTTGAAATTGAAGGAATACAAAGCACTGATAATGGGTCTTTGTGGGACTTTTTATGGGACAACGATGGAACAGAAGCAATTTCCTTTGTATTCAAACCACATGGAAATGCAACTGCATCCGCATCCCAACCCCACTTCACAGGGACAGTAGATGTGAAGGGTAAGCCACCAATCGGCGGAAGTGCAGATACCACATTTGTCTTTTCATACAGATTAGACCTTGTATCAGGCACAGAACCTACGAAGGTAACTTCTTAACATGTCGCTACTGGTAGCAAACGCAGGTTCTTCAGTTCAAATAGCGAATCTCAACAAGTTCATAAGGGGAATGAAGAAACTGGGTCTTGATACACAAGACCTATCAGGTGCTACAACAAGGATTAGAAGCCTTGTAGTTCCACCTGCTATCAGTGGCGCACCTGTCAGAACAGGCAGGTTAAGAAACACAGTTAAGGCAAGAAAATACCCTAACAAAGTAGAAGTCCAAGCAGGTAATAACACCACAGTGCCTTACGCCAATCCAATTCATTGGGGATGGAAAGCACGAAACATAAAGCCTAATAACTGGATAGAGAAGGTTAGGGATGACAAATTTCAAGCAGTAATTCAGATATTTATAGAAGAAACTGAACAAGTAATTAAGAAAGCAGAACGGATCACACAAACATGAATATAGAAGACATGACACTGGCAGAAATGTCAGAAATAGAAAAGATTGCAGATGCGCCAATTGCGTGGTTATCAGAAGATGAAAAACCAAAAGGCAGACTGCTTCACGCTTTGAACTATGTGATGAAGAAGCGGGAAAACCCTTCCATCACAATGGAAGAAGCAGGAAAAACACCATTATCCGAAATCATGACGATTTTGGCAGGTGAACAAAAAAAATAGATGAAAGCCATGCTTATCGGTTAGCAAAGTTTTGTTTGGCAACTGGAATATCGCCAACAGAAGCAAAGAAACTAACTGTTAGGGAATGGAACGCATTTGTGGAGATATTAGGAGATAGACAGCATGGCTGATGGATTAGTAGCAAAGGTAAGGTTTATTGGAG